TTATGCCGTGATTTGGTAGATTCGTTTGAAGAAGTTCAGCTGATTCTTGAAGCCAAAACAGGATCGTTTGAGTGACTTGATGAGGCGGTTAACGCCTTCGATCGGACCGTTGGAATAAGGGCTGGTGACAGCGGCGAGAACAGCGACTTTGTGTCGCTTAAGCGTCGCGATCGTCATGTCCATTGCCGTACCGTTTGGCTCGTAAGTAGCTAACAGGTTTGCCAGTTCCGCGGGATGTTTCTTCACCATCAAAGCATCATGAAGTGCTAAGTAGGTCTCGTAGGTTTGCTTGAGCTTGGGCTCAGTATCAAGTGCGATATCGATGGCCTCCTGTTGCGTGACGTATTCATTCAAACCAAACAGGAACTGTTTGTGTTTAGCGTCAGGCGCGGTTTGATGAAAAAGCCGCCAGTTTGTCTTCATGATCTTATAAGGACGGCTGTGTTTGTCATCAAGCTGTTTGAGCGCTTGGACGCGTACCTGATCAAGGGCACGAGCCGCAAGTTGAATGATATGGAACCGATCAATGACGACTTGGGCCTTGGGGAAAACCTCATGAATAATCGTTTGATAAGCTGCATTCATGTCCATGGTGACCGTCTGGACCCGAGTGCGGTCAGCGAGTGAATAATGAGCGATGAAAAAATTTTTAATCGTGCGGTTGAATCGATCACCAAGCAAGGCAATCAGACGATGTGAATCGGCATCAAGACAGATAAACGACATCATGCCATGAGTGGAACGGAACTCATCAAAGCAGAGTCGCGTGGGTAGCCGGCGAGCCGGTCGGAGTTTGAGATTTTGGTCAATGATCCGTTGAACCGAGGAGGCTGAGATTCCGATAATACGGGCGATGGTTTTGACTGGCAACCGTTCATGCGCTAACTTCATGATTCGCTCTGTCATGTGAGCGGCGATCGTGTGGTTGGGTTGCACGAGTGGCGTCTTGGCACTGACTGTGTGGTAACAGTTATGACAGCGCCATCGTTGCTTGTGCAAGTCAATGACTGTCGGCATTTCAACCCCGTTGAGGACGCGCACGTGGGCCGTGTAAAACCCGTTAGGGTGCAAGGCCTCAAAGCCACACAGTGGGCACCGGGTTAACCGGTAAGTCAGCTCGGCATCAATCACATGATACTGGCGGCGACGTACCCCGTTGCCGCGATATTCATGACGAACAAAGGCAACTTTGATATTATGGTCTGGTATTCCAAGGACGGACAGTGTAGGATCGTATTGGGACATTTACTCATAACCTCGCTTGCTTTTGGTTTCGACGCTAACAAGCATAGCATGGACACTGAGTAGGTGTCTTTTTGCGTTATCCAAAAAGGGCCTACACGTTCAGTGTTGATTATTTCTCAACACCAGAAAGTGTAGACCCGCTTTTTTGTGTTCACTGATTTAAGTATTTTTCGAATTGTTGATGGTTTTCTTTCTTTTTTGCTGGGGAGATTTCAGCATAAATTTGAGTGGTTGAAATGTCTTTATGCCCAAGATCATCTTTGATGTCATCAAGGCTTAATCCTGCCTCACGCATTAAAACGGCATGCGTGTGTCTTAAATCATGGATACGGATGTGAGGGAGCCCAGCCCGATTGGTGATGCGATTAAAAGCACCGGTAGTTGCTCGAGATCGGAGCGGTTGTCCAAACTTGGCATCAGACGAATAGGTGAAGACAAAATCGTTATTGTGGCTAGTAGAAAACCGAAAACCTTGTACATTGCCGTGACTGAAATGGCGCTCATATTGTTGTTGAAGAAGATCATTTACTCGAGCGGTCATATATTCGGTTCTCTTAGAGCTTAATGTTTTGGGACGATCAAGCGCTATTTTGCCAGCGTTTGATCCAGTTTCAGCACGATAGATTCGTGTTGCATTGACTGATAAGGTATTTTTACTGAAGTCAATGTCTGACCAGCGAAGAGCCATGGCTTCACCCACACGAAGCCCGCAGTCAATCAGCGTCACAAAGAATGATAGCCACATGGGATCTTTATCTTCTTCAGCTGCTTCTATAAAAGATCCAACTTGATCTTTTGTCCAAAAGTGAAGTTTTTTGGAATTGTCTTTAGCATACGCACTGAACTCGACACCAACGGTAGGGTTTTTGGTAATGTAACCAATTGCAACGGCTTTTTTTAATGCATTGTGCAACGTTCCATTGATGAGCTTTACTGTGTTAAGAGACAAGCCATCATTGAATAGACTGCTGATGAACTCCTGATGTTCCTTAAGCGTGTATTTGGCTAGTCGAATATCCCCAATTTTTGGGATGATGTATTTCTTAAGATTATATCGATAGATGATCATGGATCCCTCTTTGACATTAACCTTAAGCTTGGTGATCCACTGATTAAGATAATCAGCCATTAAAATTCTTTCAGTTTGGTAGTGAGAGTGGCCTCTGATTATTTCGGCCTCAGCTAAAGTTGCTTCTTGCTGGGCTATTTTTTCGGTCGGAAAACCGCGCCGATGAATTTTTATTTCTTTTCCTGTCTGAGGATCAACACCAGCGAATATATAGAATTCCCAGGCCTTTTTGCCATCTTTTAGTTTATATGAGGTAATTGATGCCATGATATCGCACTCCTTTCGAACTCTTAGAGCTTGTAATTCAAACGTATGTTCGTTATGTCCGTAAAATAAAAGCCTCATTAAAAACAAGGCTCCGTTGCTTCTAAATGGATAGATTCTTTTGGTAGACCGTTTGCAACTTTTATATTATGATTGCATGGAAAGGTGGTGGCATGATGAAGGCTTTCAAAATCCAAGACGCGGTTAAACTTTATTCGTCGCTTAAAAAAACTTACGAACGTGAAGACTCTAAAATTCAGAAAATGCAAGAAGAGATTGATCGTGAAATGAAGAAAGCTTCTCTGACCACCAAACCAAGTGCGGAACACCAAGGACCTAAACGACATTTAAAAATACATAGAGATAGGCCGAATTCTTAAAGAATCCTCTTTTTGTGAAATGCCAAAGTTAGTCAATGCGATTGATGATAAGTAACTTGCAATCGCACCAATATCACGGGGTGCCAATTGAGAATTTGTAAGAGTTTGGTGTTTCCAATTTGTATTATCTGATTTGTTTTCCACGATTCCCATTATATAAAGGGTTCGTGGATTTTTTTGTAGCATTTGAAGTTGTGATGGGCTTAATCTAAAAAGAGACTTTTGTGCAAAAACAACGGTTTGCTCAGTGGAAACAATGACACTATTCGGCATACTTTTTGAAAAGAAGTTCACCATTGCATAAACACTTCTAAAATTCTCTTGCGAGCTTTTGTCCTCTGTTATCTTTTGTTCTGCTTTTTGGATTTTCTTCTTCATGTCATCTATTTGCATTTTCGCGTTGCTGGCATTCCTTGTCCTTGCTTGGAGAACTCTCAGCTGTTTTTTTAAACCATCTAACTTTTCTTCTGAAACATTATCTGTAGACAATCTCAGCACTGGATCAATAATTTCAGGGTTGGTACCGGCTTCAAGAGAATCGAAGTCGTATAAGGAAAAGCTATCTTTGTAAAGTACCAAGTCTCCTGGTTCCGCATTCTCAACAGGAACAAATTGTTTTTTTAGATAGCCTTCAAGGATCTCGACCCCGTAATCACCGTATACTATATTCTCTGAATACTGATGCCTATTATGTGTTGAACTTTCGTCTGCCATAGAGTGGCTATCTTCGGCCGATCCTGAACCATTTGCTATCCCTGGGACTCCGCCGCTAATTTTTGCGGATTTTCTTCCACCTTTAGTTGCGACCTGAGTCAGTATGGAGGTTTTCTCATTCATACGCGTAGTCAGGGTGCTCAAGCCTTCGTCAAACTGGGCTAATAAGGAATTCATTAAGTCGGTATCAACATAGATATACTCTCTCAGTTCCTTTTCGGCTTCAGCCTCATCATGCAGATTATGGTCTTCCATTTTATTCTCCTTCAAATAGTTTAATTTTTAGTTTTGCTTCATCGCCCACGCAGCCTTCCGCGGAAGGCTATTTCTTTGTCTGAAAACTAGCCCCCTTTTTGGGGCCGAATTATTGCATCTTTCTAACCATCATCATGAGCACGCCGATAATGATAAAAACGGCTGCCCACCACAGGTTACTGCCGGGCTTATCAGGGTCAATGAGCCAACGAACCCAATGATGCCTGTGGCCAAACAGGGCGAAGTAGACGCCTATAAGAACAATGATGAGGCCAATGAAGTGTGCCTCGCTTAATGTATCTGGACCATTCATAAGTGCATCTCCAAGAACTAAGCTTAGATTTCGTTTAGCTTGCTGAACTCGATGTCATTGTTGTATCTAATCTTGACGGTTAGTGGTGTGCAACGAATGATGACGGGTCGATCATACTGTAGCGATTTTTGAAAAGTGTTGAGGTTTTCAGAAAAGTTTGGCAAGACCTCCTCAGCCCTCGCCACCGGGGCTATTTTTGTGCCCGCTGCCCGAAAGGCGAGAGGGGTTAATTCTGCGGATAGACTTTGATGTCACCGTTCAGCTTATAACGTGCAAGAATATTGCCGTTTGCTGAGTTCAAAGTAACAGGAACCGGTGTCGGAATATCGCACATTCTGGCGATTCCTTGTGTGCCTGAGAATAGATCAGACGCTAGCTTCTGAAGCTTGAACTGGTCATATCTGGTGACGCTTGCCGTAGCAGTATAGGTAACACCATTAGTTTTGCTATCTACATTGACCTTGCTTAGTTCGCTAGACTGGTTTTCAACCCTTTTTTGGACGGATTGTTGGAACGAACGAACTGCTTCATCATTTTGCCTGATAGTGGAAGATACGCTTGAATTCTTTTTTTCTGAATCCGAAGCAGAAACTGCAGCTGAGGCAGAAGACTCCGACGCTGTACGCGCTGACGAATTTGAAGAAAAAATAGCAAATTCTGATGAGCCCTGATCCCTTAGATCTTTTGAAAAGTTAAGCTTGATGTAGCTTGGATATTTTTTAGTCGAAAAATTGCTACCTACCTCGGCCTCCTTTTTCATAGCAACTAAATAAACGCTTTTTTCGCCGCTAACATTTGAAACGGAGATTTTCCACTTACCTTTCTGTACTCTTACGCTTCGGTAAAACATTTCGCCATCAGATGTAGCAACATAGCTGGCATTCTTGGCGGTTCCGACTATCGTAGTTTTCTTGGAAGTTAGTTGATTATTTTTGAACTTGCTTGTCAAATCTATGCTCGTCTTTGTTGGAGCAGAGGATTTACAACCAGAAATGCCTATTAACAAAATAAGCATTAAAATAGCGGCCAATACTTCTAGATGTTGTCTTCTCTTCATTTCCTATACCTCCCAAAAGCCAAAATCATACCCCCATTAATCTACTATCGTTCATAGAATTCCGTGATTGCTTCTGTCGCAGCGTCTTCCATTGGCGAAGGAATATCGAAAGCTTCCATAAACTGATTCAGGTTCGCCTCTTCTTCATCAATATCGGCAAAGTATAAAGGAACAAGTATATGGATTCCGCCTATGTTAGCTTCACCTTCAATACTATTTTTTGACGCAGAATAGAAATACAGGCAAGCTGGGTCTTGATGTAGAACGTGCATTATTTCGTGTGCAGCCTGATAAGGCAATTGCTTAGGCTTGTGCCAGTTCATGTTAACCGCAATCCAACGTGTTTCAGGATTAGAAACTGAGGGTGTGTACGGTTTTAGCTTGTATGTCAGCTCAGCCCCGACTCCACGGTCAAAGCCGTAGTTTAAAACTTCTCTAAGCATGTCACTAGTAAAATCAGTCATCATGTTTGCCACCTCGAAGAAGTCTCTTGATTATTTCAAGATCTTCCGGCGGAATGGGGCGACCTTCGAATGTCATAATGGTGTCGTTTTTTGAATCTGATATGTCAATTTGCTCCGGCTTTGAGCGAACATCAGTAACTCCAAGTAAAAAATCGGTAGAAACATTAAAGTAACGAGCTAGTTTCTTAATGGAATCTTGGTCAGGAGTTCTTTCATTCTTTTCATATAAAGAAACAGACGCTTTGCTGACATTTATAATTTTCCCAACATCAGATTGGGTCATCTTCTTTTCGTTTCTAAGTTCTTTTAGTCTTTCTCCGAAGCTCATCATATCACCTCATAGGAATAGAATAGTGTATACAAATTGTAAACTCAATAAAGTTTAAAAAAAGTGCACTTTTTAAGTTGACAGTTTACTAATTGTAGATTATAGTGTTTACATAAAGTTGATTAGGAGGTGATCATTTGAACGAAAAGCTGAAAGAGCGGCGTAAGGAATTTCACCTTACGATGCAGGATATTTCAAATATGATTGGCATTAGTAAAGGATATTATTCATTGATTGAGCGCGGTGAACGCCGTGTTAGCTATGAATTAGCATTCAAGATTGCTACAGCCTTAAAAACGAAGCCAGATCTTATTTTTTTGGAATATCAGTCAACTTTAAGTAAACAAATTCCCGCCCAGCGAGAGGAGGCAGTCAAATGAACGAAGAACTCAAACAGCACGCATTGCGCATTGCAGAAATATTGCAAGAACAAGGAAATCCATACCAGCGGATTGAAATTGACGCTGATGGGATTAAAAAGATCTCTACTGATTGGTCGGAACCAGCAGAGACCTCCAAAAACCCGTCAAAGCTGATCATTAAAGGACATCCATACGCAATGATCAATGTGACCAGAAATAACGAGTTAATTGCTTCGATAAGCGGATCAGATTGCATTACCGCCAAAGGATTCTTCGTACACTTTGTTAATAACGAGAAAGATGCACGTTTTACAAGCGATGATTAATCAAGGTTGTTGTTAGTGGTGCTGTCTGGCTTAGATACTGGAGTTTTTAAGCCATGCAGGTTTCTAACGGTGTAGTTTTTATACTCGCCATTCTGTATGGCTTGTAAAAACTGAGAACGATTCATGTTCTTTCCGGTGAAGTTGTCATGAAACTTCTCATTACGCCCTGACTTGTTTTCGCTTGTAACGCTGACTCGTTTTGGCATTTTAATCACCTTCCTTCGATGCAATTATCGCACTCGGCGGGAGGCAATCACACAATATTAAGTTTTCAAGTTAAGGAGGTGAGTCAAATGGAACGCGAAGCAATGATTGATTTTTTGACCCGCATCTACCCAGAGGTTCCGGCCTTTGCATTCGAACAAATGCCTGACGAGCAGTTGAAGGGCCACGTTGATGAATGGCTAGTCGAAGACGCTGATCAACTTGCTATGGGTTAATCATAGCCTTCTCTAGCATGAATCAATATCCACCAATATTTCATCTTTTAAAGGAAGTGGAACGTATGAAAGCAACAATTAGTAGCCCTTTGAATAGGTTCGCCACTAGAACCAACACGCCACAGAAGGTGATCGCCTATGCAGCAAAATTAGGGCGCTCAACGATCAACAACTATTTTCATGGAACTCCCATTAGAGCAAATGAGGCTACTGACATTGCCAATTCGATGAATGACAGCGAACTAAGCTATGAAATGGCTAACTTGTTTCTAGGAATCCCTAAGCTGTTTAGTGGTGACGGAATATACCACGATTTACGCGGGCTTTTATTCACCGATAAACGAGAAGAAGACGAGGAGAAAGCTTCTTTCATCAAGCACGACATTGAGGGCCTTGCTAATGACCCCAACTTTACACGCGATGACGCTAAAAACTTGAAAGCATACGCATTCGAAAAATTGGATAGCACAGTCGCAGATCTAACCGAGCTGAATGCCATTTGTGAAATGCTAGGCATCTCAATTATGGATCTTTTCAGCGAAAGGCTCCCCCATTATCAGAAACTTCATTATATGAGGAAGGATGAGCAGGCATGGAACAAGGATTCACACTGATCGATCCCACTAAGCCGCAAAGGACACGCAAGCCATTTAAACCGAAAATTTATTGGACGCCAAAAGATGTCATGGCACACTATCAGGTTTCTGCTGCGACAGTGAGCCGTTGGAAGAAGCGTGGCGCTCCATTCGTTGGGCCAGGTAAAACACAGCGAGTTGATCCTGAGAAGATGGAGCGTTGGTTTGCACGACAATAGGAGGCCTAACAAATGTTAGAAGCAATCATGTCAGTGCTGTTCGACCCAACATCAGCCTTTTGGAAGTATCTTCTTGTAGCTCTGGCTGGCATCATGATCGGTGCCACAGCAGTAGGAGGTTGGAAACAATGGACACGATAAAAAGAGCACAAAAAAATCCCGTAGCTCCTACTACGGGAAATCAGAAACTGAGCAGATATTATTATGACTTAATTTTATCACGGAAGGCGGTCGATGACCATGCTTGATTACAATACAGCGGTTCTGAACGAGTATCAACGACGAGAAGCGCTTGAAGATAAAGCCATTGCTGATTGGGAATCCTATCACGGTGCCGTCTTGCCCAAAGATATGGATATCGAACAAGCGGAGGAGTTCTTGGCCACCGCCGATGAATATGAAGTTGATACAAAGAAACCTTGGTTCTATCAAAGCTGTGCTACATCGCGTTATGAAGGCGCCTTTAACAAAGACAAGGCGAAGGAATACTTGCAAGATTGGATCAACATTCACGGCCCTGAGCGATTCTTAAAAGACGCTGCTAGTTCTACGTATCCAAAAGCAGAACTGGTTGAGATTTTCTTTAGTGATGACAGCTTAGACATTATCGATTTCATGAAGAATCAAGGATTTCAGGAATGGAAATAGGAGGAGCAGCATATGACGACACAATATGACCTAACAAAAATGCCGGTTAAGCAACTAATTGAGACGCAGGCTATTCGAAACAAGTTTGCAGCGCTTCTGGACAAACGGGCACCACAGTTTCTTTCATCGATTGCCAGCGCGGTAAGCCTTAATCCAAGCTTAGCCAGAGTTGATCAGTTAAGTGTTATCAACTCGGCCATGGTAGCAGCAACGCTTGATCTTCCGGTTAACCCGAACCTGGGTTTTGTCTACATCGTTCCATACAAGAACCAGGCGCAGCCACAGATTGGTTATAAAGGCTATATCCAATTAGCTCAACGATCAGGACGATATCAGCGCCTGACTGCTTTACCAATTTATGAAGATGAGTTCAAGAGTTGGAACCCACTAACGGAGGAACTTGAGTACACGCCGAACTTCCACGATCGCGAAGCAAGCGAAAAACCGGTTGGCTATGCCGCATCGTTCAAACTGACTAACGGTTTTGAAAAGATGGTCTATTGGACATATCAGCAAGTCGATGATCATCGCAAGCGTTTCAGCAAATCTGGCGGTGGCGCGGAGCCCAAGGGCGTTTGGAAAGACAACTACGAAGCTATGGCCCTGAAGACGGTAATCAAATCGCTGCTGACTAAGTGGGGTCCAATGACAACCGACATGCAAAGCGCGGTCAGTGCCGATGAAAAACCAGTCGAAGCTGATCCAGAACTGAGGGATGTTACCCCCGAAGATCCTAACTCGATCGAGGATGCACTTAACGCTCCCGCTGAACCCGTCACAAAATCGGAGGTGAAGCCAGATGCTCTTAAGCCAGACATTACCCACGACCCAAATGCAGGAAAACAACCAGACATCTTCGACGGTCAATAAGGATAATTATTACTCACTGGATACCAGTTTCAAATATCAGTCTGCTAGCTGGTTTAAGAAGTTTCTGACATGCGAAGCAGAAGCGATGGCCGAGTTGCAAGGTAAATGGACACCAATAGGTGATCCGACTGCCTTGCTGGTTGGGAACTATCTACACAGCTATTTTGAATCCAAGCAAGCTCATGAGTCTTTTATCAAAGGACACCCAGAGATGTTCTCAACTCGTGGATCATCAAAAGGGCAACTGAAAGCTCCGTATAAACAAGCTGATGCGATGATTGCCACGCTTGAAGCTGATGAGAATGTTCAACGACTTTATCAGGGCGAAAAAGAAGAGATCCTGACCGGTGATCTGTTTGGGGTCGAGTGGATGGGCAAGCTGGACTGCTTCGACTCCACAAAGTCATTCTTTTTGGATCTAAAGACCACACAGTCTCTTCACAAGAAGTATTGGAAACCAGGAGAACGTCAACCAACCAGTTTCGTTGATGCCTATAACTATCAGCTTCAGATGGCGGTTTATCAGGAACTAATTTACCAAAATTACGGAACGCGACCAAGAGCCTTCATCATTGCCGTGACTAAGGAAGACGTGCCCGACCATGCCGTCATCGAAGTACCACAGTACCGTATGGATGAGGCACTGGAAGAGATCCAGGACAGCACAGAACGCATTGAGGCGGTTAAATCCGGTCAGGTGCGGCCACATCGCTGTGCGGCCTGTGATTACTGCAAGGCAACTAAACGAGTCGCCACAATTATCAGCATGGATGAGCTAGTCGAGTAGGAGGTGACTCACCGCATGGATTTATTCAAGCTAATTCGAGAGTTCTACATTCAGCAAAGCGTTAATCCGCTAAGCACAGGACAGATAGCATTATGGCATGGGCTGGTTTACCAATGTAACCAGCTAGGCTGGCCAAGCGAATTCAATATGCCGAATCGAACACTTGAAACGTTGACTGGTTTAAGCCGTCAGGGCATCGTCAAAGCCCGTAACGCGCTAAAACAGTCAGGGCTGATAGATTTTCAAACTAACGGTGTTAAGGCAACGACCTACTCAGTAATCGATATTTCACGAAAACTTAGTACGTCAGATAGTAGGCAACCTAGTAGTCAAGCTGATGGCGGTGTGTCAAATAGTAGGCAACACAGTAGGCAACCTAGTAGGCAACACAGTTTACAAGGTAGTTTACAACCTAGTAGGCAACACAGTAGCACATACACTAAACAAGACGAGACTAAACTAGACAAAACTAAACGACAACAGACTACTGCTCCAGTAAAGGCAGCAGAGAGGCCTGTTGAAGAATCATCGTCGTCATCATCAATTCTTGATATTTGCAATTTCTGGGAAGGCAACGGGTTTGGACAACTATCACCGTTCACCAGAGAAAGCCTTGTTGATTGGGTTGATGACATGCGAAAAGCAGGATCACCTGAACCTGAGAAGCTAGTCCTAAATGCGCTACGGACTGCAGTTGAAAGCAATGTCAGAAACTACAAGTACGTCAATGGCATCTTGAAAAACTGGGAGAGCAAGCGTCTTCTCACGGTTGCTGCTGTCGAAGCAAACGATAGTGAACGCCAGTCAAACCGAACGCCACACACCGAACCGAAAAAGGAGAACTGGGGATATGGAGTCGACTAAAGGTCTATTCACACATGCGGACGTGCAAAAAATAATCGAAAAGCGAGGAATGGACGTTAGCAAGCTTCCAACACAGGCCGAGATTGAACGGCGCTTCTACGAACGCTCTATGGCCGCATTGAACCGTAAAAAGGCACGTGCCATTTATCGCTACTCAGTCTTCCCCGGAAATGTTCCGGCTAAGTTTACGTTCGAAAAATGGCAGCCTGAACTACAAACGGATCAGCAAAACTCTAGGAATCTGGGGGATCGTGCATACAAGCTGACCAAGCAAATGGCGGAAGTGCCTAAGAACGTGGTTCTGTTTGGACCGCGTGGGACGGGTAAAACGTCCTTGGCCTTAGCAATGCTAACCAGATTGCGCGATCAAGGCCAGTCGGGACTGTTTATTTCAACAGCAGAGCTGAGTAACCTGATGGGCTTGCAATACGATGCACCAGACGTTCGCCTGCGTTTAGCAGACATTGAGCGGGCAATGGAAGAGGCTGGCGTGCTGTTGTTGGACGACTTCGGCACAGAAGGCGGTATGAAACTCGACATCAAGCCAGTGAGACGTGACATGCAAGAGCTGATGTATCGCGTTGCAAATGCCCGCCTTGATTTTGAGAGCAACAGTCCTCGTCTATCAACAATTATCACAACAAACAACGAGATGAGCGAGCTTGAGCACATGTACAACAGCAAGCTCATTAGCCGCCTAATTCCGAAATCTAAAGACTGCACACTCAACTTTGAAGATTTGAAAGATGTAAGGGGGAAAAGATCGTGACAGCAGAAGAAATGACAAATAGAGCTTTGCAGCATTTGGACAAGCATTTGCGGGCCTACGAAGCGTCCTTGAATCAAACGATAGCTGACATTGAAAGCGATTATGATCAAGGCTACCTAGACGTTACCGAAGCACAGTGGCAAGACATTATCGTACTTTTAGGCGCTGTTATTCACGCTGATACGCGCATGATTTGCAAAGCGTCAGAGAGTATCTGTGCTGACGGTGGCGTATCGGGGAGCTTGCTGCGTTTATTGTGGCTAGCTAAGCATTTCGCAACACTAGATTTTTCAATGAAACCGAGCATTAAACAGGAGGCATTCTAAATGCAAGCAATTAAATCAACAGTGAACGTCGGTGATCTGGTTGTGGTGCCTAATCGAGTATTCATGGGCGTGCGTGATCTCGGCGGTGTGGCACGAATCATCAGAATCGAGCGATACAACGCCAGAGGTGAACGTCAAGACATCAACAAGCCAGTTGCTTTTGATGGCAAGGCACCCAAAGCGCTAATCACAACGGTTGAGATGGTTGACGGCAAGCAACGTCAATACTATCTGAAGGACGTGAAGCCAGCATGAACAGGATCATTATTCCTTTGCCCCTCATGACTCTTAACCAGTACATCAAAATTGAACGAGGCAATATGTTCGGCGGAGCAAAAGTCAAGAAACAAGCAACGGAAACGGTAATGTTGGCTGTTAGAAAAGCGATGAATCAGGGCGTGAAATTTCAATGGGGAAAACCCCTAAGTTTCGACTGGTACTGGTATGACAAGCGAACAGACCCGGACAACATCGCGTTTCAGCACAAGTTTATCTTTGACGGCATGCAAAAGGCTGAATTTTTAGAAAACGACAACTGGGATCACATTGTAGAACTGCGAGATCGGTTCTTTATTGACAAAGCTAATCCGAGAGTTGAAGTCGCAGAGATCGATTGAGGAGGCACACAAATGACGAGAAAAGAGTTTAAACATATGTCGCTTGATAGTGCGATGGTGGCCGTTGTGCTTACTGCGCTGCTATGTGGCTGTGAGGAGGCCGAGCAATGAAAACAGGAGACGACACGTTCGATGACATCTACATCAGCAAAAAGACTGGCAAGGTTGTAGGTGTCATGTACGAAGATGTTGACTACAAGCTGGTGCCCGTAGAACCAAAGCAAAAAAAGATGAATTACGAAGAAGCACTAAAACGTGCAGAAAAGCTGCTTTCTATGGGCGATTATGTGGACGGTAACGTAAACGAATATGCCAATCTGAAAGCTGTGGCACTTGTTAAGAATATTTACGGGGGAGAGGACGAAAAATGAGCGCAGAAAAACTGTACGCGGTAAAGAACGATGAAGGGAAATACTGGGACTTTGCAGATCGAGATGGCTTCTTTGAATTAGGCTTCGCATCTTGCTCGGCCACAGATGACGAGAGATATACCAAAAATGTGGTTCGTGATCATGGCGGTCGCGTTGTCACACTCGTTGAGGTGCCAGAAAAAGTGGTCATCAGTAAAACAAACGCTTTGCGTCAGGGCTGGCTGGTTGCCCGTTATGGCCGGTACAATCCTGATGCGGTTTCTGACATTCTCGCAAGGTATAAAGATGAGGCGTGGGACATGATTGATGCTTACGTCAACGGATACACCGTGGCAAAGGAGAAGAAATACAACGTCAAGGTGCCGTACGCAGAAGGCTGGCATTTTCAGAAGTATTCTAGTGCATCCAAGCTAGGGGCTCGCAATAACTGGAGACCATTTCCAGCGAAAGACATTGATTCCAATATGAGCAAAGAATTATTTCGGTTCACTGAATCAGAGATCGAACAATACGGCTTGCAAGACTGCGAAAAAGAAGAGGTGACTGACGATGACGACTAAAGCTGACATAGACGCTGCGCAAATGGCCATCGATGCCGCGAACAATGCAATCAACAAGCTTGATCTGTGTGGCCTGTATGATTGCGCCTGGCAGGCGAACAACAACTATAAACGTATCATCGATTACAACAAGGAACAGTTGGAGGTGACTGACGATGACAATGATTAAGCTAGATAGCGGGAAGTTGCTAAATCTATCGGCGGTATCGTATATCTCAAATACTGAAATGGTGGCTTATTTCAAAAAGCCGGTTATCACAAACGAAAATAACTTTCAAACAGCAAAATGCTTCGGCATTGGTGTAACAGAAGCCGACATCGAACGAATTGTGGGGAGTGCCGCTAACACGGAGGTGACTGACGATGAATAAACAAGAAGTGAACCTAAAAAGTGGCGGGAGAGCTTGTTACTTCGTGGCCAAGGTGTCTGATTTTGGAAATGCACACCGTGTATCGCCTATCTACTTCAACCGTGAGCGAGCAGTTCTTCAACTTAATTACTTAAAAAAGAAGAATGCCGATGATTCCTATACAATGTTCGAAACTACCGGCTGGAGGTGTGTGCTATGAGCAATGAGACGAAGCGGGACGTGTTCGAGGGAATCCTTGAACAATATAAAGAGACTGATGATGAGCTAATTGTCGAAAGGAATCCGATAGATTGGGCACCACAGCAGTCAAAACAAGCTTACAAAATATTTCTTTTCAAAAATCGTTACAATGCCGCCCTGCCAGACGATTTACCTGTGATTCCGAAGGCGGTAGGTGAATACATCAGGAAAGCAAAGGCACCCGGCAAAATCGTGAAAGTGGAGGACGGAGAATGAGTAAATATTTTGAAGAGATGAGCCAACTGGAGAGGATTGATAAAAAAATGAAATTCAAGATTGTGGGCCGCAATGGCGAAACCAAAATCAAGGAATTCAGGTCTCAGTACGAAGCAGATTTATACTGCGAGCGTCTCAACCATGAGCGGCTGGAACGCCTTGGCTTGATTGAGCACCTGAACACACCAGCAATCGAATTTGAGTAGGAGTACATCACCATGAAGACATACACCAATGAAACCGGCGAAATCGTGAAATTGGAGGCGGATGAATGATGGCAGTGAATGAGATTTGAGTATGGGCCGAATGTAATGACGGCCACACGACGCTTGCAGGGTTGAACGTTGATGATTTCACAATTGGCGAGTTCTGCAAATGGACCGGTGTTATCCGATTGGTGTTCACAAAGGATGTGGAGGTGCGAGATGAGAGAGATTAAGTTTAGAGCGTGGGATAAGGAAAACAAGAAAATGGCTCAGGTTTCTAGAATTGATTTTGGACCTGGAGGGATTAAGTACCTTGTCGATGACAGCGTGTTACTCGAGTACACCGGCCTACACGACAAGAGCGGACGAGAGATCTACGAAGGCGATATTCTGAAAGTCACATCAGAAGACGGGGAATCTTATGTAGCAACAGTAAAATGGTTTGGTGATGAGGGCTATCCAGCCTTTGATTTGGCAGGAATACCAGCAGCATGGTGCTATGAGTCAAATGCACTCGCAACCATTTTTGAAAGTGGGGTTGAGACGTGCGAGGTCATCGGAAACATTTTTGAGAATCCGGAGCTACTGGAGGCACAACATGAGTAAAAGTAAGGACGTTGACGCATATCTTCAAGGCGAGCTGTGTGCCAAGGCCGAGCTTGCAACGAAGCTGCTACACGACATTGCTTGGTCTAAATGGACGAATGACGCGATGACTACACGTGTTGACCCAATCTACAAGCAAGCTAGGGAAATAAGCTATTGGCTGTTAAACAGTGACGACTGGTACACCGAAAATGAGGACGGGAGCGAAGACGATGAACAGGAGGGAAAGCAATGATTGCCGTCATGTTGCTAATCGCAGGTGTTGCAATGTGGATGTGGGCTAACTGGAGAAGAGGAAAGTGAAATGAATAATCGGCATCGAGCAGTCATGCGAGCGCGCATTAGGTATGAACGCAGGAAACATGAGCGAACAATGGACGAATTCGCAAAATCACTTTATCCAGTCTTCAATGCGGCCGCTGCAACGATTGAACAATGGCTTGCTGCCTTCCAGTTCAGGTAAACAAAAAGCGCGTCTGATGAAGGACGCGCCGGAGGCAGATTAAGCTAAGAGATGTAAGTAATGAATTTCGCCACAATAGAGGCTGCCTCCTTAATCAGTATAGCAAACGCACATGTTGAAAGTACATTTAAAAGCATCAAAAAAAGCGCACCATTACGGCACGCCGTTTCCCCAAACTTTTACAAATTTAATTATACCATAAGGAGTGGCGCTTGTGATGGAGCTTTTATCAATTAGCGATGAAAAGGATCGGGAAGCAGTCGAAAATATCCTGAATAAATACCGAGCAGAGCGTGGATTCATAAAGGCGCCAGTCAATCCAAAGATCACTAGTGCATGGGGAGACGGAACTTCTGCCAGCACTGTTCAGCGTCCGCTGTATGCACAGCGGCGTTTGGAGAGACAAGAATCGGCACGTAAGTTTTGTGACTGGTGCGACAATTGTATTGCGTCGATGCCGAAACAATCACATCAGCGTTTATTAAGGGTGCGCTATTGCGACGGGCCCGAAACAGACACGCCAGACGGTGATGCAATGAATATTCTCGATATATCTTCAGCAACCTACACACGCAGAAAGAAAAATGCGTTGTTAGCAGCGGCCTGGTACTTTGGCGTCACACCCAGAAAAAGTAGTGAGCAATAAATGATCGATGAATGAGGACTATTTGAGGACTAATTGATTGATAAATGAGTGGCGAACTAAAAACGGAAACCCTTATGATTGTATTGTGCCAAAGGTGAAAAACCTGAGACACCGCATTTTTCCTCCGAGCCTCAGTGATGATAAAGCTGTGGCAAGGTAATCCCGATGTGGAAGCCGCGTGCGGCTGTTGGTTCGATTACAGCACGGGATATGGTTCGGGGCCGAAAGGTTAAATAGCCCGAACGAAATGTGCTGTATCGTCTGTTACGGCTAAAAGCCACTCTTACCGTTGAGGGGACGATAAACGGACAGCACAGCAGCCGAAGGATTAACTTTGTGACCTTTGAACGGGTTTGATTCCCGTCGGCTGTATTGTCCAGTTTAGCGACCGGGCACAGCTTGCGATGACCCCATCTGACACTGGGCGAGCGAGTAGCAGACATATGAAGCACAGATATTACCTCAATGTAGTATTCCAGTTCATGCTGGAGCTTATCTTTTTATGTGACTAGTATTTACCATATATTTCTAAATACGTGTGGTATAATCCAAATAATCGTTGCATAAAGAAAGCTTTTGAATTAGGATTAATGTTACTGAGGGGTAACATCTGGAGGAATATCGGTGCTTGAGGATGAAAAGATAATCCAGCTTGCCTTAAAACAAATAAAAGATGCTTTTGCTAAACATCAAATTGAACCACGATTTAAGCTTCGAACAGAACGAATTTTAAGGGAAAACGGCATAACTAACGAATTGGTAGTAAAAAAAGCGGTTGAAAGTCTTAATTATTACAAGTATTTTAAAGTGGATGATCGAGATTTTTCTCTTCCCTCTGAGAAGCGTTGTGTCTGTTCTTTTTTAATACCCTTCAGGGAAAGCGAAGATTGTATGTTCTACGTAAAGTTTTCAGTAAGTACAGATGTGTTCGTTTACTCTGCGCATATTTCAACCAGTCAAATTGACAAGACTTGGAATAAAAGAGGAGACTGAAATGATGAATTATCAAACGGTGGGTTTTAAAAAGGCCTTATTAGAAGGGAATACCGAAAAGCAAAGTTTTAGAATAATCGAAGTTAATGAAAATACAAAAATTCAAACTATAGAGTTGAATTTTAAAGCAGAATATTGGGTTCCTTCTTCAGAAGAAGTTACTGAGGACACAATGTTCCTGCCATTTGATGATCCCGACAAGAATATTAGGACTGCTTATGACGAATTCAGAAAAATTGCTAACTACATGAAACCAACTGAAATAAAAAATGCTCGAAAAAAGATGGGCCTTTCTTTAAGGGAAACTGCAGCTATTCTGGGCTTCAGTTATAGTACGCTTTGTGAAATAGAAAGCAATAAGCGCATCCAAAACCAGCTTCAGGAAAGCGCTTTGGAATATTTAAAAAACATTTATAGGCTTTATGATCTATTTGAAAATAGAATTCCACAAATAAGGCAAAATAGCGACGTAAGTGTTGAACAAGTAAAACAAAAACTCGAAAACTTTTTAAACCTGGATAAGACTAGCATCAGTAAAGAGTATCCTGGTGGTGTTTTTTTATCGAAATTACCTGATAAGAAAGAAAGTCAAAAAGCAATTAGATATGGTTCGGTCCAATCCAAAACTTCGATACTTTAGTTTTTAAAATGGAGAATATATTATGACGCGTAAAGAGTACAAATCAGAATTTAAAAACTACAGCCTTGAAAATGTCTTTGTTAAATTTCTTTTTTTTAACAGTGAGTCTTTCCATAAACATGGAAGAACAACTTTCACTAAATCAAAAACGGAATTGTTACTTGCAGACAAGAAAGATGATCGATTCAGAATAAAATTTAAAACAACTTTTTCCGGATCAAAAGAATTTACTAACAAGGATTCTGTTTTTTTTGAAATCCTCATTGTCTCTGACTATAAAACTAGTGGAGAAATTACCCTTGACAAGGAAACGCTCGGGGAAAATAAAGAACTTCTTGACTTTTTCAGGTATCCCATAGCTTCCACTTGTATTGAAACATTTGCAGAAATGTCTGGTAAATCTGAGGGAGTTCCATCTATTCTTGATATGGAGTTTGTGAAAGACCAGATCTTTGCACAAAATCAGTGACGTAATGTAATACGAGCACTCCACCAAACGGTGAGGTGCTATTTTTGTGCAACAAAAAGGCCCTCGCTCTGGGAAAACGAAGGCCAATCACTTTTTGGAGTGTGAGAACGAACTCACCAAATCATTGTAACACAATACTTATAATAGGCACATAAAAAAGCCCTCGGTTGGGGGCCGAGAGCTAGAAGATTAGGGTAGTACCGAGGAGTGAAAATGAGTATCTATTGGGAATAATTTAATTTTAGCTTATCGAAATTATTTAAGCAACAAAAAAGCTCTCGGGGCCGAATCCGAGGGCTTAAGAACTCGGGAAGTTCTTCATGAGGAATGTGAGCAGCGTCATCAAACTGCTCACGGTCATTATATTTCAGGAGGCGAGTAGATGCAATGGACAGATGAACAAATTAGTGGCATTAGGAAGCTCGCCTCTGAAGGCTTTACCAGACGCGAGACGGCAGACAAGCTAGGAATTAGCTACGATGCGCTTCAAGGAAAAGCAAGACGGCTTGGCATCGAGTTCCAAAAACCACTAAAGAATGAATACGATTCAGACGGCACAAATAGGGAGACGCCATCCGCTGACAGAAAAGTCGCTCTTAATGCTGATGGTAGCCAAACAGTCACTGCCTTAATGAGACTCAAGCATGAGCCAAATAAAGACCCACGAACTTTGATGGAGTTGTGTGGATACGATCCTGATAAGTTCGAGATGGTATTAGGCGACTACAAAGTGTATGAGCAGCATAGTACCGAAGACGGCACAGTTCCGCAGTACAGCATTCATATTCGCGTAAAGCCGAAACAAGGCTTATCGATAAGTGAAATGGCTGAAGCGTTCAACGACAAAATCATTCCGGTCAATTACGGCATGAAGAAATCGGGCGATCGCAACCTAGTAATTCCATTGCCTGACCTGCATTTTGGCTGGACAACATTCGCCGATCTAAAAGACATGGTGAGTCAACTCAGAGAGATCATCATGGACGGCTACAACGAGATTGTGATCGAGCAATTGGGAGATCTGTTCCATAGTGATCAGATTCATGCAACACAAACGGTTAGAGGAACACAATTAGATCACGCAAACATGCGTCAGGCATTTCATGATGCAGTGAAGCTGTTTGATCAGATTATTCCGCTGGCAATTGAATATAGCAATCGCGTCTCAATCAAGAGCGTGTTCGGTAACCATTCAGGTGATCTCGAATACGCTTTTCTTTATGCGCTGATAGATCGCTATCCACAAGTACACGTTGATCTCAATGACAGTAATCCGGCAACCGACTGGCGCTGTGCATACTTGCTAGGGCATGTTGGCATTATGCTCGCCCACGGAGATGTAGCCAAGGACAAGCTGACAGGGCTTTTTCCATTTGAGTACAAAAAGATATTCAATATGGCAAAAACATACGAACTTCACTCAGGCCACTATCATAGCGAGAGGTTTAAAGATGATCGTGGCATTATGTGGCGTCAGCTTGGAACAGCGAAACCAAATGATCCCTATGAGATTAAGAATGGCTTCACCACGGGCAAACATCTGCTGTATGCGTTCGTTTATGACGACACACGATTGAGGTGTACTTATGAGCTCAACTAAGCGTATGGGAAGAGTAGACTACGGCTACGTCTGCGGAACAGAAAAATACATCATCGAGAAGTTGTCAAGAGAAGAGCGCCAAAAGAAGAAGGCTAAGGAAGACAAGAAAAAGCGCGGGAGGTGTGGTGATATGTAATGCGACTGACAGCAAAACAGAAGAAGTTCGTTGATTCTTATATTGCTGATAGCAATGCTGCCAAAGCGGCACTAGAAGCAGGATACAGCAAAAGAACGGCTAGATTTGTTGGCGCAGAAAACCTAACAAAACCTAACATTAAAGCTGCCATCGATGAGCGCATGAAACGCATCGAGTCTGACAAGATTGCCAAGGCTGCTGAGGTGCTTCAATACTTCACCACAGTACTTCGTGGAGAGGCAAAAGAGACAATTATAGTTAGTACTCCAGACGGTGCAGATGCTGTTGAAAACGATCCAAGTATCAAAGACCGCATGGCAGCAGGACGCGAATTGTTAAAGCGTTACCCTGGTAATGATGAGCTGCTCAATGCTCAGCTAACGAAGATTATTACTGATATTGAGAAAACTAAGGCCGATGTTCGCAAGTCTAAAGCTGAGGCTGACATCATGGAAGCTAAGGCTAAATTGATTACTGATGCGGATTCGCAAGACAGGACGGTGATTGTCGATGACGTCCCAGAAGATGATTAAGTTAAGCAAGATGGTGCAACCACATTTCTATCCGTTTTGGCATTCAAGGGCACCATATTTGATACTTAACGGCGGTCGTGGCTCATTTAAATCATCGACAGTTAGTCTGAAGCTTGTCATGATGCTTAAAAGGCAAGCGCAAGAAGGCCATAAAGCAAACATCATCGTCATTCGAGAGAACACGGTTAACTTGCGTGATACTGTATACAGCCAAATCGGTTGGGCAATTGACATGCTCAAAATGACAGACGAGTTTGTGTTCAACGTATCGCCTATGCGCATAACGCATCGTGGAACTGGTAGCACATTCTACTTCTATGGCGGTGACAAGCCTGAAAAGCTGAAGTCTAACACCGTTCGTAACGTGATTGCTGTGTGGTATGAAGAAGCAGCCAACTTCAAATCTGCTGAAGTGTTTGACCAAACTAATCCAACCTTCATTCGACAAAAATCACCATGGGTTGATCAGGTTCAAGTATTCTACACGTATAACCCACCGAAGAATCCATATGACTGGATTAATGAGTGGATTGATAGCGTTAGAGGAGACAACGATTTCTTCATCGACAAATCAACTTATCTCGATGATGATCTTGGATTCACTGACGAACAGCAGCTTAGACTGATCGACAAGTATAAAGCCAACGATTATGACTACTACCGTTGGCTTTATCTTGGTGAGATTGTCGGACTTGGTACCAACGTCTACAACATGGACCTGTTCCACCTGATTGATCATATTCCCGATGATGATCCTTTGATTTACCTATTTCTAGCAATGGACAGTGGGCATATATCGTCGGCTACGGCATTACCTGTTGCCGGTGTTACCTCGAAGGGGAATGTAATCGTTCTTGACACGTACTACTACTCACCAGCAAATCAATCCTTAAAGAAGCCGCCAAGCCTCCTATCAAAGGAGATTCACGAATTCCTGACCTCGGTAACCAAGAAATATCGCGGCGCGAAAGTCAAAAACATGACAATCGATTCAGCTGAAGGGGCCATGCGTAACCAGTATTACAGCGATTACCACGTTGCTTGGCATCCAGTACACAAGCTCAAAGAAGCCGATATGATCGACTACGTTCAAAGCCTGCTCGCGCAAGGGCGGGTTTTTGTTTTAGACACTCCAAACAATAAAGTATTCATGGAACAGCATCGACAGTATCAATGGGACGAAAAGTCAATGGAGTCAGACGATCCCAAAGTTATCAAAGAAAACGACCATACAGTAGACGCATTCAAATACATGGTTCTTGACAATGCTCGAATTCTTGGGCTTAAACGCTAAGAAGGTGATGCTTTGAACTTAATCAATACAATCAAAAATCTATTCAGGAAAGGAGGCGCAGCATTGGGAGTTGTACAAAGCCTTGGGCAAATTACCGATCACCCAAAAATCAGTGTAGATCCAAAAGAGTATGACCGTATTGCACTAGATAAACGTTACTTTGAAGGCAAATTTCGCAAGATTGAGTTCAGAAACACGTACGGAGATCTTAAAAAGCGACCTTATGTCACTTTAAACATGATGCAAGTTATCTGCCGACGGTTGGCCTCACTTTTATACAATGAGCAAAGCAAGATTACGATTGAAACTCGCCCCGAGAAAACTGACGAGTCTGGAAATACGGTCGATTATAAAGCTCCGGATGAAGCAGATACGTTTATTCATGAAGTTCTAGAAGACAATGACTTCAATAAGAACTTTGAACGCTATCTTGAATCTTGCTTGGCACTTGGTGGCATTGCAATTCGGCCTTATGTTGACTACAGCACGAAGAAAATCAAGCTGGCATGGGTGCAGGCTCCTAGTTTCTACCCACTTCGGTCTAATACGAATGACGTTAGCAATGCAGCTATTGCAACGAGAACTGTAAGAACTGAAGGAAAGCAAACGGTGTATTATACGTTGCTTGAGTTCCATGAATGGAGCGAAAATGAGTACACCATTACAAACGAGCTTTATAGGTCAGAGACCTCGGATACTGTTGGCATCAAGGTAGATTTATCCATGCTGTATCCCGACTTGCCACCATTGGTTAACCTGGATACGTCTGTATTTACGCGTCCGTTGTTCGTTTATCTGAAGCCGGCCGGATTCAACAATCGAAATATCACCAGTCCATTAGGAATTGGCGTTTGCGACAATGCGCTGAACACTCTCAAACAGTTGAACGATGCATATGATCAATTCAATTGGGAAGTTAAGATGGGCCAGCGACGAGTAGCCGTTGCCGATAGTATGACGGAGATCACATTCGGGCGAGAAGGTCAGAAGGAACCCAAACAAGTATTTGATCCTGACCAGAATGTCTTTCTGTTAGTTCAAGGCGGTGGCATGGACGATAAAACAGTTCAAGATTTAACGACCCCTATCAGATCGCAAGATTATGTCGCATCTTTAAACCACTTTCTTAAAACGCTTGAGATGCAAGTTGGCTTGTCTTCCGGTACGTTCTCATTTGACACCGCCGGTAACATTCAAAACAAAACGGCAACCGAAGTTGTTAGCGAAAACAGTATGACGTACCAGACGCGTAACAGCCATCTGACAATGGTTGAACGTGCAGTACAAGAGCTGTGCGTTTCGATCTGTGAGCTTGCTAGTGGAACGGTCATTAATGGATCAGCATTATACAGCGGGCCAATTCCAACGATTGACCAAGTGACTGTTGATTTTGACGATGGTGTATTTACTGACAAGTCTGCAAGCCTTGATTATTGGATCAAGGCCAATGCTGCGGGACTCGTGCCAAAGCGTGTTGCCATTGCTAGAGCGCTTGATGTTCCAGATGAGGTAGCAGAACAGTATGCTGCCGAAGTTTCGCAGGAAAGCCCAGAGCCACCGGCGTCGCAAGATAGCCAGTCGGGTTTATTTGATGGGGACGGTGACAGCTAATGCCTAAAGTGACTCCGCATCAATTGACAATCGCACAAGCTTCTATTGGTGATATCTACGCATCGCTAGAACAGACGTTGTTCAAAATGTTCATTGACAGGTTAACCAACCACGGAGCATTTCCGCTTGATGAAGACCACGCGCTTCAGTGGCAGGCAGAGCAGCTTAACAAGCTGCATTTGGTCAACGAAGCAACGATCAAGGAAGTAAGCAAAGCTACAGGAATTGCTCAAACCAAACTCGTGGCCTTGTTCAAAGATTTCGGGATTGCGATTGCAAATGATGAATATAGTCGCTTGGCAAAGGACACTGGTAAGAATATTTCACCGGGTACTGACGTCGATCAGTTGCTTAATGGCTATTTGAAGCAGACGTTCCTTGATCTCAACAACAACGTCAATCAAACGCTCATTACTACCAATTACGGCCAAAACGCCGCTATGAGATCCTATCAGCAGATTGTCAAAGAAACCACCGCACAAGTGATTACCGGGCTTAAAACCCCAGCCAGAGCATTAGCCGACACAATCTATAAATGGCGAGATCAGGGCATTCAAACTGTGCTGACAGATAAAGGGACACACGCTTGGTCGCTTGAAAGCTATGCGCGAATGGTGATTACCAATACAAGCGGGAGAGCATTTCAGGCGGTCAGAGATCAAGCTGCTGATGACTACGGTATCGACACATTTGTCATGTCTAGCCACCCAGCTAGTCGTGCTGCATGTGCACCAATTCAAGGAAAGACAGTAACAACCCGCTATCAGTCGTTTCGTTCTGAAATTAGTGGTGAATGGTTCGAATCGCTTTTTAATCATGGCTATGGTGAACCTGGTGGAACATTCGGTATCAACTGCCATCATCAAAAATGGGCTTATGTACCCGGCGCAAACACGAACAGCTTTTCTCAATTTGATCCTAACGAAGCCATTCGCAATGGTAATGTGCAGGCCAAGCAACGTGAGTTGGAGCGAAGAGTGCGCAAGTACAAGGCTAATGCAGACCTCGCCAAAAAACTGGGTGATGCAGATGGCCAGCAACATTACAAGCGATTAATCAGCAACAATCAAGCTGCCCTGCGACAAATCGTAAAAGATCACGACTTCTTGTCTCGGGACTATTCAAGAGAAAAAGTGTTTTCGTAGGAGGATGAAATGCAATTACCAAAATCGGTGTTAATTGATGATATCGAGTACAAGGTTGAGGAGGTCAGTCATAAAGAGCTTCAGTTAAGCAGCGAAGACTTTAAAAACGAGTACTGGGGCGAAACGCGGTGTAAGCAAGCTAGTATCCGTATATGTGAAGGTATGGCCGATGATGAGACCAAAATCACTTTAGTACATGAGATTATCCACGCAATCCTGCAAGAGCGAGGGTTTGACCAGCAAAACAATGACGAGGCAATGGTTGATGGATTGGCGCATGCACTACGCATGTTGGTCAAGCAGAACCCAGAACTGATCAAGGAGGTACTGTCATGAAATATCGTAAGAAGCCGGTAGAAATTGAAGCTATTCAGTTCGATTACGAGAAATGGGTTTATATGAGACACACAGCCTATCCCATGGTTAATGGCGATGTCGCACCAGACGGTGGGATGATGGCTACTAATCCTGTTATCAAAACTCTTGAAGGTGACATGAAGGTTTCGGATGGTGATTACATCATCAAAGGCATTCATGGCGAATTCTATCCGTGCAAGCCTGACATTTTTGAAGAAACATACGAACCATCAGGTGCTCAGGTAGATGGTAAATTGCTTGCTAAAGAACTGGCCAAACCGATTAAAAACGAGCTTGATAAACGATCTAGGTATGCACAACGTCGCAAAGGATTTTCCTAAGCCGCAGCTAGCGGCTATTTTTATGCCACTCGACCCAAGCATGTCGTAAAACTGCTATTTGTTTTGCCCAATTCGCGGTCGTACCGCGTCAAAAACACGTAAGGGAGAGATTGTATTGAAACGCGAAGAATTAAAAGGATTAGGTCTGTCTGATGAGCAAGTAGACAAGGTTATGGGAATCCATGGTACCGATGTGAACGAATTAAAGGGTCAGGTGTCTCAGCTCACTACTGAGCGCGACACGTTGAAGCAGCGCGCTGCTGATTCCGATAAGCAACTGAATGAGCTTAAAGCGGCTCACAAGGATGACAAGGACTTCCAAACCGAGATTGACAAACTCAAAGCCGACAATAAGGCGAAAGATGATGCGGCTTCTAAGCAGCTGAAAGAAACCCAGTTGAATTATCAGACTGAGCTTGCTCTGGTGAAAGCCGGTGCATTGAACACCAAAGCGGCATCAGCCCTAATTGACAAGGACAAGCTTAGCTTGGACGAGAAGGGCAATGTTACCGGATTAGATGAGCAGCTCGAAGCGCTCAAATCGGATGACAGTAGCAAGTTTCTGTTCAAATCTGAAGATACGCCGAAACCACAGAACACACCGCCAATCACAGTCCCTGGCAACCCTAATCCAAATGCAAATGGCACTCTGAATCCAGCCACTGCTACCTACGAAGAGTTGGCGGCAAGCATGGCAAACGAAGAATAAGGAAGGATGATTTAAATGGCTTTTCCAAATGCACAAACAACTGACAAGTCCGCAATGATTATTCCTGAGGTTATGGCCCAGATGATCGCAGCACGGCTTCCTAAGGCAATTACTTTCTCGCCTCTCGCAACGGTTGATAACACTCTTGTAGGTGTTCCCGGTGACACTATCACGGTTCCACACTGGAAGTATATCGGCGATGCTGTCGATTTTGCTGAAGGAGATAGCATTGACTATTCCAAAATGCAGAACGGCAAAACCACTTCGACGATCAAGCGAGCCGGTAAAGGGGTAGAACTCTCTGACTTTGCTGTTCAAGTAGGGCTTGGCGATCCAAAGACGGAAGCTGCTAACCAGCTGTCCATGGCCATTGGTTCTAAGGTCGATAATGATTGCGTTGACGCATTGCTGAACGCTCGTTTGACACTGACTCATGCAGCTCCTGATCTTGACTTGATCGACGCAATTGAAGCCACTTTTGAAGACGACACTAGCGAGTTCAATACCGAAGGCTCTTCACCAGTGCGTGGTGTGCTTTACATGAACTTGAAGGACTATAACAAGCTCCGTAAGGCTGCAGCATCTGACTACACTCGAGCTACCGAACTCGGTGATCAGGTTCTGACAAGTGGTGTACTCGGTGAAATCTTCGGATGGCAGCTTGCTACCTCCCGCAAGATTCCTGTTGGTACTTACTTGGCTGTTAAGGCTGGTGCTCTTGGCATCAACATGAAACGTGGTGTGGAAGTTGAGACCGCGCGTGATATTGACCACAAGACAACCAAGGTCAACGTTGACGAATACTATGGTGTTTGGCTTAAAGACGACACCAAGGCGCTTGTCGTTAATGCTCCAGCAGCATCAGATGGATTCGATCCAAAAGGTAGCGTTAAGCCAACTGATGCTCAGACAGTTGATGAAATCAAGGCTTGGTTAACTGCCCACAGCATTGATTTCACTGGAAAGACAGCAAAGGCTGATCTTTTAGCATTAGTTCCAGCTTAATAGTCAACATTAGTCGCCATTGAAATACACAATAGGGAAATCCCGGCGGCTTTGTGAGGTGATGATATGGCCTATGTAAATAAAGATGATTACATGCAAGTAATGCATATTACTGATGCAGATATGCCTAAGAATTTCGATCAATTGGCAGAACTGGCCAGCGAATATCTAGATGAGCAAACACGCGATTTCTATCAAGATAACGACCTTACCAGTGACCCATGGCCATTACGGGCTAGCAAATTCAAACGTGCTGTCATTCGCCAAATTGCGTATATGATCGATTCTGGTATCACCACAACAGAGCAAGCCATTCGTCAGCCTACGAGCGCTTCAAAGACAATTGGACGTACAACGGTGTCCAAGTCGTGGAATAATAGCCAGTCCTCAACTGATGGCCAACAGCGTTCAGTTATCAGTGCTGATGCGCTAGCAGCTCTTAGTGGCACTGGGTTACTCTACCGAGGTGTTGACTATGTTCGATGAGATCGATGATTTGATTTCATACAACGATTCGGTCACGTTGTATCGAGTGACAGGCAAAGATGATTGGCAAAAGCCTCTTTACAGTGAGCCAGTTGTCATTGGACACGTTAGAATCGATCGCGGCACGGTATATTCGGGGACCAATAACGACCGACAAATTGTTGCTAAAGCTGTTGTTTATATTCGGTGTGCTGGTAATTCTGACATGCCGCTGATTGATGATAGTTGGCTGCAAGGACAGGCCGAATTTGACAGTCGCAAGTACACCATTACTACGGTTAACGTTTTAAAAGATGCTGATACGCCTGAAATATGGGGGTACGAATTGGAGGTGCTGTGATGGGTGTGAAAGTAACAGTTGATGTTGATTTGATGAGTAAACTTGGACCGAAAGCCCAAAACAAAGCTCTCACAGCCGCTGCTACTCAGCTCGATACAGAACTGACTGATTACAATACTGGCGTTGTACCTATGCTTCACGAAGATCTTCGCAAAACAGCAACACCAGACGGGTCGAATGTCGATTTTAATAGTGTTTATGCGGCAGCTCAGTTTAACGGTGGCTATACAAAAAAAGACGGCACTAAAGTCATATTTAGGCATTACACGACTGATGGTACCGGCCCTCACTGGGACAAAATGATTGAAGATAACGATCAAAAGATGAGTCGAATTCGTGAGGCCTATCTGAAGGGACTGAACCTATGAATGCCTTAAAAACGTTGACGGATGCAATTAACACGATTCCCGATATGCCGCAGAGAGTCAGTATGGGCTTCCTTTCTGCTGATGAATCGCTTTCAATCTATCCGACAAAAAACGGGTCGGTGATTGATGAAGATTTCGCCGGCAATCAAGAAACTAGGCTGTATTACGAAGTTGCTATCCGTACCAAGGATCAGCAATTGGGTAACACGATCATGTGGCTAGTCTCCGATTTTGTTAAGCACTTGAAAGAACTTCCGTCTGATGATTTCCGCTTTGAAAAAATTGAAACCACGTCTGAACCCAGCATTACACAAGCTGATTCACGTGGTTTTTTTGTATACACGATTGATATCGCGATGAACGTAACAGCAAATAAATACGAGGAGTGATTTTTCATGGCAGCAAAAGACTTTAACTTGAACTTTAAAAACAAGTTTGAGATTGACACTAAAGGCGGTAAAGACCCGTCAGATATCACCAATGCAACCTTTGCACCATTGGCAGCCGGCATCAATAACTTTACGCCGACCTTGAACGAAACAACGGCTAATGACGTCTATTACGACGGTGAGGGTTATGGTTCTACTGATGTTACTGGCAAGCGTCTCCAACTGGCCTACACAGGCCACCGGTTGGAAGGTGACCCAGCTCAGGACTATATTGCAAGTCACTTGCTTGATCTTGGTGACGATCTCAAGACTTTGGCACGTTGGACGCAAGCTGATGGTTCTACAGTTGTTGGGCTAGTTACTATTAGCAATATTGTTACTTCTGGCGGTGCTCCAGGTGCCAAGCAGACAATGTCATTCACTTTGGCATTCAACGGCAAGCCCGTTTATACCCCTGCGATCCCAAAACCGTAACGGTGTCTGGGGTATCTCTGACACCGGCAACAGTGAGCGTAAAAGTGGGAGCAGCCACGACGTTAACGGCTACAGTTAGCCCGGAAAATGCAACTGACAAGGCTGTTAGCTATGCATCTAGTAAAACATCGGTCGCTACTGTCACCTCTAGCGGCGTAGTAACTGGTGTTTCTGCAGGCTCTGCTACCATTACCGTCACAACACACGACGGCAGTAAAACCGCAAGCACGGCAGTGACTGTTACTGCCGCTTAAAAAGAAAGGGTCGCCAAAGAAATCAACAGTATGGGGAAAGCCCAGGCGGCCATTAGGAGGAAATCATGAGCAACGTAATTAATTTGGATGACGTATTAGCGACTAAACAGGACTTCACCTATAAGGGTGAGACCTACACGTTCCGATTCTCGGATAAAATGCAGCATGCTTTGAGTGATGCTTGGGTCAAGGCCAACGCATATGCTAAGCAGTTGACTAATGATGACAAGGAAAATGATGACATCGACAAAAAGCCAGTTGAAGATCAGCTAACTTTTGTCCGCGATGCACTCAATAAAGAGCATGAAATCGTCATGGACTTTTTTGTACAGACGATTGGCAAAGAAAAGGCCGATAAACTGTACAGCGATCTAGATCAAAGCACTGACGGTCTCATGTTTGTTCTTGGTCTTGTCAAACGTGCTTCTGAAAAGGCAATTAAAGATGCTCAAGACGCTGAATATCCTGCATTTGACGGGAATGAGGACAATGATTAGCCTAACTCAACCGCTAGCGTGGTACTGGCAGTGTGAAGACAAGAAATATCGTGTGAATTTGGCGTTTGATAATGTGTTGCGATGGTTCGAACTACTTGATCGCGATGACAAGACCGATGCTCAAAAGGGCGTCATTGGTTGGCATATGTTTGTTAATGCTAATGGGGTCGCTCCAGAGGACCGCTTGAAGGCACTTCAGTGGATTAATCAATACATCGGCCAGCAGCCCTATCACGACTCGGAAATGCAAGCAGAAAATGATGAAGGATCCTCAGTAACAGGTGGAGCACAAGAGGAGTTTTTCTCTTATGTTCAAGATGCGCCGGCTATATGGTCAAGCATACGAGCATTTTATGGCATTGACTTAGAAGACGAACTAGGAAAGCTACATTGGCACAAATTTCGTGCCATGTTGGATGGTTTACCAGGTTCGTCTTATTTCATGCGTATTATCGATATTCGGCAACGGTCTCGTCAGGGACTTGAAGGCAAGGATTTGATTAACTTGGTTGATTTACAGAATTACTACATCTTGGATAAGTACCGTAATGCAAAGCACTCCGCTGAAGCGGCTGATTTCTTTGCCGCATGGGCGTCTAGCGCAAACAAATAATGAAAGGGGGAACACGCAATGGCAGCAGATGGAACGATCTCGATTGAAGTTGCTCTGAAGGGCAAAGATCAGCTCATTAGTGATACCGAGCAAGCAGACAAAATCCTAAAGGACTTTGGTAGCCAGGCTGGCGATAAGATGGATAATGCCATCACAGAGAACACAAATAAGGCTAAGCGGACTCTGGCCAGTTTTCCAAAAGAGGTCAAGACTGAACTCATAGCTGAAGCAAGAGATTCCGGTATCAAAAACTTTAGTGCTATTTTGAAAAAACTTCCTAAAGAACAGCAAGTTGAATTGCTGACCAAGGTAGAAGACGGCAAAGCTATTGATTTTGAGAAATTGATTAAGTCCCTTCCCAAGGAAGTTCAGAGTGAAATCAAGGTCAAAGATGAAGCTACCGTTCCCCTTGAAAAGATTGAGAAGAAGCAACAGGATCTTCCCAAAAGCACTGAAACTGTAGTTAAAGCAAAAGATGAGGCCTCAGCACCACTGAAACATGTTGATGAGCAGGTTGAAACCACTGGCAAAGGATTCAGCCATCTTAAGGAAATCATTGCCGGATCGTTAGCGGCTAACCTCATTAGTTCTGGAATTGGTGCCCTCACATCAGGCTTGAAAGAAGCTTATCAAGCTGGTATGGAGTACAACAAGGAACAAGACACCATGAGGACGGTTTGGAAGTCCCTCACGACAGAGGCGCCGCAAGATGGTCAACAGTTGATTGATTATATTAACAAACTAGGTCAGTCTACCATTTACTCCACAGGCACGATTAATGAAATGGCTCAAAGCTTTTATCACGTTCATTCTAATGTTGATGAAACCAAACGGTGGACTGATTCATTTGTCGCTTTGGGTTCTACTCTGCACATGACGAATGATGCACTTGCTGAATCTGGTGAACAATTTGCGAAAATTGTCGCCGGCGGCAAGGCGTCATCTGAAGACATGGCCGTTATGATCAACCGTTTTCCTATGTTCGGTGAAGCTCTACAGAAAGCAACCGGAAAAAGCATGGCACAGCTGTATGACATGAGTGCCAAAGGCAAGCTTTCGGCGGAGCAGTTTACCGAAACGCTTGATTATTTGGGCAAGAAGTATGCCAGTGGCACACAGGAAGCTATGACTTCATTCATGGGCATGGGTATGTTCATTCACTCTAAGTTTTCGACTTTAATGGGCGATATCACGAGCTCTGCGTTCACGATGACTAAATCTTCAATGAATGATATTAAAGGCTTGCTCTCTGATGACATGATCAAGCAATATGCTTCAGGAATATCGTCTGCACTGTCTTTTGCTTTAAGCGGTGCAATCAAGCTTCTGGGCTATATCAACGCGCACAAGAATGACATCGTTGATATCTTTGGCAGCTTATATAAGATTGGACAAATTATCGGCGGCACCATCTGGCATACCGCTTACGATGTTGTTACTGATATTGCCAAGGCTTTTGGGCTAGTGGATGATAAAAGCAATAAGGCTAAGGATCCTCTAAATAAAATTGATGATATTTTGAAAAACATTGTTGCTCATAAAACTGAGATCGAGAATCTAACTAAAGTTTGGCTGGCATTTTTTGCTATCAAAAAAATTACCGGTTGGATAAAATCAGTCAATGAAGCTAGAAAAGCAATCATGGAGCTAGGCATTGCAACCAAGATATTTGGCGATGGTTCCGGTGGCGGCATCAGCCTCCCGAGCTTGGGGAAAAAAGGAGCAAACGGTACTGCGGTGGAAGAGGCCGAAAATGTAGCTGTTAATTCTAACAAACGAGGTGGCCTTTTCAGCCGTCTTTTCTCTGGTAGCACCGCTAAAGTTGGAGAGGACGCGCTTGAAGATTTAAGTGGTGCATCCAGTTTCACGTCCAAATTTTCAAAAGCCGCTGGAGCAGCCAAAGGATTAGCTGGAATTGGCACTGCCATTAGTATTATCTCCTCATTAGGAGACTTGTTAGGGTCTACCAAGAAAACTATCGGTGGAAATGCTGGTAGTACTGCTGGCGGTGCCCTGGGCACTTGGGCTGGCGGTGCTGCCGCAGGAGCTGCTGTCGGTACATTTGCGGGCCCTATAGGCACTGCTATTGGTGCTGGTTTAGGAGCTGCTGCTGGAGGTGTTGCCGGTTCTAGTGTTGGCAAAAAGATTGGTCAGGAAGTTCAAAAAGGTGTTGAATCCACTTTTCATCCGAAACTTAGCAACGGCATGACACAGGCCACTGATAAATTGCATGGTAGTGTCAAAACATTTGTCAAATCGTATCAAGGTGACATGGACAAGATCATGGGTGACACCATCATGCTTGGAAGTGCCACTGGTAAACAAGCTGACAAAATCGAAGCTGATATGAGCAAAGCATATGCTCACATGTCTAAAAGCGTTGACGACTATTACAAGGATAAGGAAAGCAAGTCCAAAAAAGACTTAGACTTGCTGGTCAAAAATGGCTCTATCACTCAAAAACAGGCTGATGAAGCTTTAGCTAAAGAAAAAAAGAACGATGCCACTAAAGCCGCACAAATAAAGAAATCATATGCTGACATGCAGAAGGAAAGCGAAAAGTACTTCAAGGATCGTAATGATACCGAGAGCAAGTACGAAAAGAAGAGTACCGATGCCGTCAACAAAATTTTGAAAGATCGTGCTGCTGAACGTGAAAAACTTGTCAAAGCAGGCGCTACTAAGGAAGAGCTTGCCGGGTTTGACGCCACAACTGCGCGTAAAGTTGCAGCAGAGAAAAAGAAGCTCAAAGGCCAAGAGGATAAAGATCTTCAAAAGCTTCAAAGCAACCATCTTAAGACCATGAAGACTTTACAATCGCAAGCAGATGCCAACACCTATCAAAGCTTAAAAGTCAGTGCAGGCAAGGAAAAGGACCTTTTGCAGAAACTGTCAGAAGACAAGCACAAGATGGGTCAAGCGGAACTGAAAGAAGTCATCTCTACTTCTGCAAAGCAGACTAATGCTGTCGTCAATGCTGCTAACAAAACATACAACGAGGCAAAGGACGCTGCTAACAAGAAATACAAGGCAACGACTTCTGCCGCTGAAACTGAATATTATGTTAATCACTCTATTTCAAAGTCTCAGTATGAAAAGATCGTCGGTGATGCTAAAAATCAAAGAGACGATACGATCAGTGCAGCTAAGAAACAGCGTGATGATACTGTTAACCATGCCAAAAAGCAACATGATGAAGTCATTTCCGAAGCCACAAAACAAGCTGGAGAACACAAGAGTGCGGTAAACACCGAAACAGGTGATGTTAAGAGCACTTGGGATCGATTCTTAGATGGCGTTGCTGGTGTGTGGAATCACCTGATTGATGCATGGAATTGGGTAGGAAAGCTTTGGGGTAAAAAGCCTTCTGGCCACTGGAACCGTTACGCCATTGGTACTGGCGGTACACGAGAAGATCAGCTTGCCGTTGTTGGTGAAGAAGGATTTGAGTTGGCTCATCATCCTAGTCTTGGTATTTTTCCACTGGGTGTTCACGGCATGGAAACTGCTTTCTTACCAGCCGGAACAAGCATCTTGCCTCACAACCAATCAGAAGAATTCTTAAAAATGACTAATGCATTGCCACACCATGCTACTGGTATCTTTGGTACTATCTCAGATTTATTTGATGGTGCTAAGAAAATCGCTTCTGGAGTTGGTTCAGAAATTGCGCGTGCGTTTGGTAGTGCTATGAATTTCATCGATAAGGGTGTATCTGGCGCTTGGAGTTGGATTGAAGACAAGACTGGCATTAAGAAACTTGCAAGCAATGATGGCCAAAAATGGGCGTCCATGCGGTCTGATTTTGGTGACGGGACTCTTAAAGGAATTAAGGACGGATTTTCAAACGTATTTACGTCTTTATTCCAGAAAGCCAAAGAAGATGAGACGTCTGGTGGAAACTATAACCCAGAATTGATTCGGAAAGCAGCCAAAGAGATGGGATTGAGCCCATCAGACAGCTTTATCCGCATGCTTCAGGCTACTATTCAGTCTGAAAGTGGTGGCCGCAACATTGTTCAACAAATCCACGATATTAACTCAGGCGGCAACGAAGCACGAGGCATCTTGCAATATACTCCTGGTACCTTTATGCATTATGCGATGCCTGGGCATACTAACATCATGAACCCTTATGACCAGTTGCTGGCCTTTTTTAATAACTCAGATTGGCAAAATAGTATTGGTAACACCGTCATTTGGGGTCATGCAAAGACTGACTGGTTGCATTCTGGTCCTCAGGGCAGCCGACGCCTAGCATACGGAGGAAGATTTGACAAAGCAACATCTGCCGTTGTCGGTGAAGACGGTACTGAGTATGTTGTCAATATTACAAAAGATAACGCTGATCAGTTGCTCATGGCTGCAATTACTGAACGTGCTAAGACTAGTTCCTCTAGTATCTTTGCCAAGGCACTTCAAGGGTTTAAATCATCGCAGATTCAGGCAATTAATTCAGTACCTGATGTTCAAAACGCTCTCAATAGCTTTAGCACAGGCACAGTACAACCAAAAGTAATCAATGTTCAAACCGATGTATCACTTAATGGCAAGAGCATGGTTAACGAAATGGCTGAACCGTTACGCATCAAAATTGAACGAAACGGCCGTGTTCAACTTTATAGGAAAGGAGTGCCATATCTACAATGACTTTAGCGATTACCTTTGGAGATAACAATATTTCGAAATGGCTTGATGGCATTTTACTTGTCACTAGAAATGTTGGACAAAATCGTGTACCACAACTTGATCAAGTTGGTAATTCTGATGGTAAAATGCTCTCTTACATTCGAGCTGATGAAGGCACGATTGTTGTAACGGCCATTGTTAGAACTAACGTTACTGAAAAGCGGAGATTGCTTGCCGATGCATTAACCACCTCGACGCCGACCAAACTTATATTTGCTGATGAGCCAGATATCTATTACAATGCCATTTCAACTGGACAGATCACGTTAGATGAGGCCTATCTTCACAACACGCTGACCATAACGTTCACTGTTCCCGATGGCATCGCTCACTCGGTAGCCACGAAGACGGCTGACAACATGCCATACAAGAACATGCCGGTGAACCTGCTTACGGGGACAAGTAATCAGCTAGCATCTACAAGCTTAAGCGGCTGGAATGAACATGTTTTTGGAAATGTAGTCCCTCAGGCTGGTACAAACTATTGCTTCAGAGTTTGGATTGACAATCCCACTTTTGATGCGTGTGCAAAATTGGACTGTTCAGACTCAAGTGGCAGTCAAATTGTATGGGCACAAGGCAATACTATATCGGCTGGTACTAGTGGATACAGCATTGTCAAGGCAACAACAGACAGCAAATATGCAAGTATCAAGTGCCAAACGGTTTACACATTCAACCATGGAACTTCAGCATCTGGATCATATGGATACAAAGAAGCCAAGCTTGAAGCGGGGACCGTTCCTACTCCATGGTCGCCTAACCCCGCTGATCCTGAATACTATACCAACACCATTACGGTCCATAATGGCGGTACCTATCCTGTTGAGCCAGTTATTACGGCAACTATGCACGCTGATAACGGCATGGTTGGGATTGTTAATGATCGCCCGGGCATTCTTCAATTCGGTACGCAAGAAATAGATGGTTTCACCACCGATGTGTCGGAGAAAGGGCTAAACGGAAATTTCTCAGCACCAATATCCGGCACGATATACAATCAATCAGCCACTAACAATCCGAATTGGGGCGGTGATTCAAGCAAACCAAACAAGCAGACTGGATCAATCAATTATGCCAGTGACAGCTACAACGGGCCGCATATGGAACCTGCATATGCTTCGACCGGGACTTATTGGAATGGCCCAGCCGCCAAAATACCAATTGCCGCCACAAGCCAAAATACGCGCAACAACAACTTCACTTTAACCATGATGCTCCATTTTGAGACAACAGTGTCCGAATTGGGCCGCATGGAGTTAACACTTGAGGCTGGTGGCAAAGTTCAGTATCAAATGGTGGTCACAGACAACAATGCTGTCAAAGACGAGATTCAGGTCGATTGTTATGTTAAAGACCAGCAAGTGGGAACCATGTCACTTGATCGATCGAAATTTACAAATGATAAGTTCATGCAAGCTAGATTGAGCAAATTCGGCTCGAGCATTAATTTTGAAGTCTCTCCATGGAATGGCAAAAGTGGTCGTGAAATGACCGTCTCTTTGCCACCTTTGACTCGTCCAGACATGATCAGTGAGAACGTTGAAGCCTTTTCCGTTTGGTTTGAACGCAACAACACATGGGGACAAGCTGCGATGAAATTGATTGCGGTTCAATTTGACTGGCAACACGTAAATTGGTGGACAGACATCAAGAACCGGTTTTCAAATGGCGATGTACTGACCATTGATGTTGCCAATGCTAAGACCTATTTGAATGGGTCTGAGAATCGCACTCTTCATACTATTGGCAATCAATGGGAGCAGTTCAAACTGCCACCCGGCGATACTGAGATTGACATCACGCCTTCGAGCTGGGCACAACCATTTGCATGTGAAGTCGAGATAAGGGAGGCCTGGCTATAAATGGAGTATTACTTTGCAGATCGAAAATCAAACATTTTGGGTGTTGGGTCGACTGATGGCAAAGGCGAATGGCGAATTGACAACGATATAGAAAAACAAAGTGTTGACAATCGTCCTGCGGTCGAGCTTTCTCTTGATATTCACTTCACGACTGATCAGGAACAAGCAGTCAATGAGATGGCCAAAGCAACCAACTTCATCATGTATCAAGATGAAGAAGGTAACGGCCACCAAATGGTGATTGAATCGGTTGACCATGATTCACTAGGCCACATTCACTCAATTGTTGCCAGCGATGCTGGTAATGATTTAATTAACGAAACCGTTGGCGCCTTCAAGGCCGACAAACCATATACGATTGCTGAATACATCCTCATGTTTACAAATGATTCTGGCTGGGAGATTGGCATCAACGAATTTCCTGACAATGTTCGAACACTTGAGTGGACTGAGGAAGCAACTTCACTGGCTCGCATTATTGCCGTGGCAAAAGATTTTGATGCAGTGCTTAGCTTTGGATTTGAGTTTGTTGGAACGAATTTGGTTAAGCATGTCATTAACATTCGACATGAAACGGCCGGTGACAGCTTGATTTCCTTTGAAATGAATAAGGACATCAACAATATCGTCACGCACCTCGATACCTATGACATGGAAACATCGATCAAGGCTTATGGAGCGGTGCCAGAAAGCACGGATGGATCAACTAATAAGGACCCAATCAACTTGATCGGCTACAACTGGACTGATCCAACGGGACAGTTTGTGCTTGATCAGTACGGGTTCTTGCACGATACGATTGCTGTGCAGAAATATTCACGTTTGTTAAGCAACAGCAACCCTAACCCAACACAGTCTGACTGGAATCGGGTTAAAACGTTTGATTCAAAATCGCAGGCGGCACTTTTGCAGGCAGCCCTGGCAGATTTGAAACAGTATAACCATCCGAACGAAACTTACGATATTGATTTGGTTAATTCACCATATGTGCCGCTCAATCAAACCGTCCACATCGCCGATGAAAACCAGCAACTATTCTTGTCCGCCAAGGTATTGAGTATTGAGCGTTGTCGCGCTAACCATTCTGTCAAACTGACTTTGGGTGAGTTTGCGCACGAGACCGTCAGCTTTGACGAACGCCTCAGTGAGCTTGCCAACCAGATGGCCAACATGCCCAAGACAATTCAATATTATCCTTGGCTCCGCTATGCCGATGACGATAAAGGCACCAATATGAGTGCCTTCCCAACTGGTAAGAAGTATATGGCAATCGTTTGGTCAAATGAGACGTCCGTTCCAAGTGACAATCCATCTGATTACGCTGGCAAGTGGGCATTGATTCAGGGCAAAGATGGTGCTGACGGTGTTCCGGGTGCAAAAGGTGCTGATGGCCGTACAAGCTACTTTCACACTGCTTGGGCGGATAGCATCGATGGGAAAACGGGGTTCACAGTATCTGGCGGTGATGGCAAAAAGTATATTGGCACGTACAGCGACTTCACACTTGCTGACAGCACCAATCCGGCTGATTACCACTGGGCGCTTTTTAAAGGAGCTGATGGTCCTCAAGGACCGCAGGGACCACAGGGACCACAAGGACCGCAAGGCGTTCCCGGAAGCAAGGATGTGCCATACACATACATTCAGCTGGGCACGCCCGCTGGTCCCAAGAAAGGTGACTTATGGTGGCACGGGACAACACTTAACGATGCCACAGCATTGCAATACTACAATGGTACAGCTTGGGTTGATCAAAGTATTCAGCAGGCGGTTCTCAGTATCAAAAAGCTACAATCGATTGAGATTGACACATCAACCATCAATTCGCCTGACATTAATTCGCCCTTCAACCATGTTCAGATTGATGGCGCCAAGAGTTCTGGCAATCTTGAACTAAAAGATGCGAATCTAAGTATACTGGGCAACATCGAAGACAATAATGGCAATCCCAATGGTCAATACTACAAATCTCTTTTGAGCCCAAACGGTATGTTCAACTACATCACGACACCCGATCAAAAGGGAAACATGTCGTCAGTTGCACTCCAACGTGGTGCACTTCAGTTGCAAACACTGATCAGTGACCCCAGTGCCGCTACCAAAAAATATATTCAATCTGAATTCACTTCGGCAGACAACGTGACATTTTTCTACGTCAATACAACCGCACTAAGCAATATTGATATTGATTGGGGATATATTTACTACACGCGACGTGGAAATTTGGTGACCGTCAACTTTCAAATTCACACAATAGCTAATCAGTACAATTTTTTGAGGCTCGCAGATATTAGACCCGGTTACAAACCTCTTTTGACAAACAAAATTGTTGCAAGCTGCTTGAGCTTTTCAGATCCCGGACAATCTACCGCTATGTATTCAAGCACACCAAGCGGAGGAACGGTCGGCTGGTATAGCAATATTTCCAAAGCCTCTGGCGGTTATGGGGGATCTGTTTCTTATCTAACACAAGATGACTATCCAACGGGTGATTCGTTTTTTCACTAGGAGGCAATCATGAAAATCAAAGTGTGGACGGACAGCAATAACCGTCTGCTTAATTGGGCAAACGCTGATGAAAATAGACCAGTAGGGCCAACCGATGAAGGATTCGAGGTTATTGAAGTTGACGATGCTGTTGGCTTGTATGAAAACCACGCTAGCATTATTGACGGCCAAGTCGTTCCTGATTCTGGCTATGACCCAGACACTGACAGACCTACACCTGAGCCGTCACCTGAGCAGCAGATGCTTGCTACGCTTGCTCTTGAAGTAGCGCATATGAAGGCGGCGAAATCAAGTGACTGATTATGATCAGTGTATGCTGTTTTACAGTTGGGGAATTGATTTAACACCTTATGTACCGATAATGATCACCCCAGATCAATACAAGCAAATTACAGGTAGTGACTATGTCGCCAGCAAAAGCTAGCGGCTATTTTTGTGGAAGGAAGTGATGACAATACTAAATAAAATCAGAGATCACCCGACACACACAGCACTCGCCATTGGCATGGTTGCCATTGGCTTGTTTCTGATCATCAATGACCATTATTTCATCTGGCCCCCACATTACTCTGACTGGTTAAACGATGACATTGTGGGGTTTTTGTTTGTCATTGATGGACTCGGGATTGGGGGTTGGGTGCTATGGGAAACACAGTTAGCGGTGACCAATCGTCTGTTGCTTACGACTACCAGCTTTTTAATGTCGTTCTTGACAATACTGCAATTTCTAACCTCGATCTCAACTGGAATCTACTCAAGTTGGATCAGCAATGCGATCATAACAGCCTTCGTGCTGATTCTGGCACGAAGGAGTGACAGCCGTGACAGCAGCGATAACTAAAATCATTGTCGATTCTACTCCATACATTGCAACCATCGTTTCAACGCTTGTAGCTTATCTGACCTACCATGAGGGTAAACGTAAGAACAAACATGATGAGGCTATGGATTTGCTGGACCGGGTGAATAAAGACAACGATAGGCTCCGAGAAGAAAATGAAGAGCTGAAAAACAAAAACGTACAGTTAATAAGAGAAATGGAGGAACTAAGACATGCAAAATGAACTACTTCAGGTACTAGCCATTGCATTTGTAATCGCACCGATCACTACTGGTTTTACCGAGATATTCAAACGATACACACCTGCAGAGGGAAAACTGCTACCCGTTCTATCAATTGGAACTGGTATTTTACTGGCCTGCATTTGGGCGATGGCTTTTGGACATCTTCCCTTAATCGGAGCTTACGCGCTGGCAGGAATGCTGTCAGGACTTGCATCCGTTGGCGTTTATCAAATTGTTAAGCCCAACGAGGAGGTAAAATAGTATGAGTTATACAATCAACAAAGAATTTGCTTTGGGTGCAAATGAAGGCTCATCGCAAGTAGCAAATCAACTTTACATTATCCTACATGATGTAGGTGCTGAATCAGGCGCGCGTGCAAATGCCGCTTACTTCAAAAACAACGTTGCTGCTGAAGTTGCTTATACGGCATTTGTTGTAGGCGATGGCGGTCAGGTTTATCAAGTTGGTGAACCGGGTTATGTTCAGTGGGGCGCAGGGACAGTGGCAAATGCTAACAGCCCAGTCCAAATTGAATTGGGGCACACTCGTGATCCCGAAACTTTCAAGAAGGATTATGCCGTTTATATTGAGCTTGCACGTGATATGGCTGCTCAATATGGCATTCCGACTAGTTTGGATGCTGGCGGTGCTGGAACACCTGGCATCAAGTCTCATTTGTGGGTAACACAGCATATTTGGGGTGATCACACTGATCCATATGGGTATCTGGCTCGATGGGGTATTACGAAGGATAAGCTGGCGGCCGACCTTGCTAATGGGACAACTACCGTAGATGCATCTACGAGCGCACCAGCAGCAAAAAACGCGCGCCCGCAAGCAACTGTATCTCGTAATGTGAATGTTAGATATGGTTTGCACTTGCTCGGTGGCAATTGGCTTGATGAGGTGACCAACTTTGGCTCTGGTGACAACGGTTTTGCTGGTATGCCTAATCATCAGCATGATCTGCTGTACATCAAAGTTGATCATGGTAGCGTCAAGTATCGTGTTCATACGGTCAATAGCGGTTGGCTGCCTTGGGTAACCAAAGGTGATCGCAATGATACGGTCAACGGCTGTGCCGGTATTGCTGGTGAAGCGATTGATGGAGTCCAGATCATCTTTCTCACTCCTGCTGGTGAGTCGTACCAGCAAGCGTATTACCGCAGTCAGACGACACAACGGGCTGGCTGGCTCGGCGTTGTGTGCGATGATGGTACTAGCCTGCCACAGTACACTGACACGTATGCTGGTGTGTTTGGTGAACCACTCGACCGATTACAGATTGGGGTAGCAAATGGAAATCCGTATTGA